CCTCCCTCAACAATCCTTTCGGATCTAAACCAGTTAACTCTATCACTTTACGTGACCAAGTGCCGATAATTGGAGTCATCCGATCCGTCACACTATAACCATGGGCCTTGTTAGCCAAGGCTTGGGCAGGTGTCACGGACTTATTAGCTGAAATGTGTAGTTTGGACAATGTGCGCATTGGGTCTTGAAAGCTGTCCTTTGAAGTCATGGGGTCAACGAAATACCTACCCAAATATGGTAATGGTTCTCCCTCCCCCACGATTGACATCTTTATAGACAATCCCAACTTTTCTGATGTTGCTTTAAGTTGTTCAGCAAGGCCGGGAATATTGGGTTGGGCTCCATCATCTCCATACACCAACCCTATTCCTTTGGCAGCGGCGCTCGCAGAGTGTCCCAAATTTCTCAGGGAACAATATACCACATAAGCACATATCATGGTATTTCCATCCGTCGTTTGTGGGCTTCCGCTACGCGTCCCATAACCCGGTTCAAATTTGACTCCATTGGCTGTGACCCCAGTCTGTTTAAATACTTGCATCAAACAATGACGTAACTCGGCCTTATACTCTGGTGCTACCCAGCGCATATATGCCGCCATCATCACATGTTTTTGCAAGAACTCTGACACTGTTCCATCAAGCCGGCTATAATCAATACATATCCACTCGGAGGTTGATTTCGAAAACCATCCGGGTCGACATAGATCCGCCAGCGACCGAACCGTTTGTGTTGGATTTCTCCCAGGTCCATACCATTTTAATGCCTTCAAACACGCATTCTTAAATGCTAATGTGTAAGATGACAACATAATGGTGAGCTCTGGGGCCATTGTTGTTATGTTCCTTGGGTCTGTGATCTTTGCATAAGCCTCAGCTTTTATAAAAGCTTGTAGTCTATTTGCGGGTGTGGTTGTAAGCGTGGCTTCCACTTGCTTAAAACGGGCCCTCTGCTGTGTTGTTGCTTGCGCCTGGCGCACTTCATCCACTGATAGTGGGGTTCCTACATTAGATTTAGTGACGATGTGATTGACAAACTCCCGCGCATACTTTTTATAAATGCGTGGGGGAATACGTTCATTTCGCACCTTATTTATTCTCCCTTTAATGGTGGCCTCATCAGAGTTTACCCCTCGGGAGGGCATAACTGCTGGTTCGCTCACAACAGGGGGCGTCAAATTTGCCTCAACAGGTGTCCCGTCCTCGGTCGCCAACGTTCCTAATGGCGTATAGCTACTAACCACTCCATTTGTTAAAACCACATTCCTATCCAACGACAGGTTCATCATGTTGAAAACCAAAGCGGCATTGGTTGCTGCATCTGCATCACCCCCTGCCCTCAATAATCTCTCAACATCGGACATCAACGGTGCTGCACTCTTATTTTCGAGGCGTTGTTTTATAGCCATATATAGGCGTCCCGTAATGTTCACTGACTGCCAAGACTGGTCAGGAGCAATACTAAGACTATCCTTTATAGGTTCATAAAGCACGTTAACGTCACCATTCTTTACCTGCAATCGCTGAATGGATTTTACTGGTGGTAAAAACCAATAGAATGGGGATGGTATTCTAGCCATGGGTGTAAACACCACATACCGATGATCTGGGTCCCCGGGTATCTCGCGTTGTTCTAAATTGAATACATTTAAGTACCCATCTTCATCAACCACGCTCACATGGTCACCTTCGTACGCCCACAGGCTATGGCTATAACTAGAGCCACCCGCTACCTGGAACTCCACCTTATTATTAACAAAGCGATAAGAATAATCCGTGGTTCTACCTACTACTGTCCTTGGGACAAAGGTATACATTAAAATAGGTCGGAAATATCGTAACCATTTGTTGATGTCAGTATAATAATCAACATCACACATAATAATTACATCATCCGACTGTACCTTGTCATCACAGTAGGGTGTTGCCAGGTCCTTCAATCCATAAAAGTAACGGGTTCCCCTGCTCTCGTCTGTTGGACTTTGCGAGACGTTATAGGGTTTGTAACCAGCCTTTGTAACTACATCATTCATATAAGTGTTGAATGCTGTACGATACGAGGCAGCCGTGGGGTGGGAATGTGACATTCGCGTAGGAAAGCGACTCAATGGCTCCTCGTTTAA